TCATTTGATCCTGTCTATGGTTTGATCCAACTCAGCCACGTTCGTATGAGCGTAGCGCAGCACCATACTCAGCGTCTTCCAACCACCGAGTTTCTGTAACGCGCCTAAGTCTCTGTTCTGCTGGTAGTGCCACGTTGCCCATGTGTGCCGACAGTCGTGTGGTGTGAAGTCTACAAGTCCGGCACGATTAACTGCGCCAGCAAATCCTTTCTTAATTCGATCCCCGGCAGACACGTCGTTCGGGTCGTCTTCGTCGAGTAGTCTGTAAGGTTGTCCATCACGCTTGGTGAAGACGTAGCCTTCTCTGTTGTTGGTGCCACGAATGGTCTCGATAACCCGCGCATGTAAAGGTACGCCACGGCTCTCCCCGTTCTTTGTGTTGATGAAGTCAACGTGCCTACGATCTAGGTCAACGTGTTTCCAGTCGAGCCACACCGCTTCGCCGCAACGTGCACCAGTGTATAGCAGAAAAATAACCAGCGGTCTAAGCCAGTCGCTGCATTCGGCTATGAGCCGGTTAGCCTCTTCAGTCGTGAGCCACCGGACACGCGGCGGCGGGTCAGCGGGCCGCTCGATAACCAACGGGCTGCACCATCCACGCTTAGCGGCATGACGTAGCACTGCCGAGATAGGCGTGTACGCTTGCCGGTTCAACGTGGATGTTGCGTGTGTCGGGTACAGCTTACGTGCAGCCGCGTCGATCTCGTGCTGTCCGATTGTAGACAACTTGGTTGTACCGAAGTGCCGAATGATCGGCTCTAGGTGCTTCGTCTCACCGCCGCCTTCTATGTAGCTTAGCACGGCCTGAGAGAACGTAGCTACAGCACGCTTGCCGTGGATGCTCTCTTCAATGAGTTCTGTCTCTCTGGTCGCACGGTACTCGTTCGCTGCTTTCTTGTTGCTGCGATCAATCCCAGTGCTCTCGAATATGCTGATGCCCCTGACGGTGCCGCGCATGTACCAGTTCGACGATCCTGCGCGCTCCGTGAGTTTGAGCATCTATCCTCCTGTCTGAGAGCGTCCTGTATCTGTGCGATGTTCTCGCTTGTGAATAGCTTGCGACACCCGTTCGGATAATAGAACGGGTGTCGCTTTACGATGTCCCGTAGGCTGCGTACTGAGACACGTAGCTCAGCCGCAGTTTCCGTGAATGTCAGTGAAGGCATCAATACCCGTAGTTTATCTGTCGGCCTTTGGCGTCAAAGTCCGTCGCTACGCAGTAGTGCGGGGTGGCTATGCGGTTCAGAGCGCACAGCGCTTCAGCCTCAGTGCTGTGCTCGGACAGAAGTTCGCTGTGATGTCGCCAGAACAGAAAGCGTTTCGTGTACACATTCTGATGCAATTCCCAACGCTGTCTGCCGTGCTCGTGCCAGCACTTGATCGTGTACTTCGCCGTCATTCAGCACGCCATGATGATCTTGTTGATACCGTACATCACGCCACCGCCAGTTCACGAGGCTTGCTGTTGAACTGGCGAGCAGGCTTGTACGCCTTACGCGGCGTTAACACATTACCGAACTTGTACAACCACTGGCGCAGCGGACCAGCCATCGCCCCATCTTCCGTAGCGCGACCACGGATGATGTTCAGGCTCTCGTCCGCAACGCCGTGGCTTTCCTTCACTGTGTTCGCGTTCTCGTAACCATTCGCCAGATGCAGCGACATGCGCCGAGTAGCGAACGGATCAGACTTGTTCGCTTCCCCGTGCAAACGGGTAGCAGCCTCATTGCTGAAGCGGGTAGCGCGGCGAGCTTTCTTGATCGGCTTCATGATTGTGTTCCTTGTTCTGTGTTCAGTACGGATTGCCGGTGCGTGTCAGTCCGGGATAGCCGCCGTGCGTAGGCTTGTACGTTTTCGACGGCGCATCCTTCATCGCATGAAGTTCAGCCTCAGTGATCGGGCCGGTGTACCCGTTGTCCTGACCGTTCACGCGCTGGCGTTCCTCGACGCGCTCTCCGTGGAAAGCCTGAGCTTCGTTCCGGTAGTACTGAAGAACCTTACCTTCAGCGGGGATGTGGCCGAGACCGTTACGCTTGACGTGCATATTCATGTGCGTTGTCCTTGTGCTGGTTGGCTAGTGCGAAGCGTGCGGAGCGGTGTAGAGCAGTCCACCAGCCACGCGAGTAGCGGGCTTGCAGACCACTTCGATCTCTTCCCATTTGATATTGGGATGCGACGTGCGCTGATCGTTCATGAGCCGGATGAAACCACCAGAAGCAACGGCGTATAATTCACCGCGTCTCTCGTATAGCTTCACCTGTTTGAACACGCCGGTCTTGGCGTTCTTGATGATCGCCTGCTTGTCGTCGATGATACTGAAAAGCATTGCAGTTCCCCTGTGTCGGATCAGTTATAGAAACGGCATTCGCACAAGAGCGGTAGCTCTCGAACGTAACGCTTAGCTTCAGTGCGGTTACACGCACGGAAGAAGCCATCGCGTCCCCATGAATGTTGTGGTGCGTCTTCGCAGAAGTAATAGAACAACGGTACGCCTGTGCCGTAGTAGTGGCCGCGATCAGTGTATCCACCCGAGTTCAGTCGGACGCGCTGAAGCGTTACCTTGCCTTTGTAGTTATGCGGATTGCCTACAGCCATCACGCCCTCCTTGGGCTGATATTCATGCCCGGTACGCCGCGCAGGATACGCAGCACTTCCGCCTTGGCCTCTTCGTTCGTTGGCTCACGCCCTAGCTTACGAGCGAGCGTGTTCCAGATCGTGTCTGGATTGTTGTTCGTCCATGACGTTGTTACGGTGATGCTCATTCGACACCGCACGCAGTCAGGAAGCGGTCACGGTTGAACGCGCTGTTCGTGCTGCGCAGTTCAGTTGCGAAGTCCCGCGCCATCTGATTTGCGATCACGTCACCGATAGCCGTGCGATACACCTTGATGATCTTAGCGATCAGCACGAAGTCTTTACGTGTCATGTCAGTATTCCCCGTGAAACAGTTTGCGAGCCAGCGCATCGAACGCGCCTTCACTCATCATTGAGATGTCGTGCACACTCGGCACCTTGCCGCGTGATACTGTTCGGATAGCTCCCGTTGCTATCTGCGTCACATGAACGTAGACGTCGTTATAGCTACGCATAGACCAGAGCTTGCTGTTGACGTTCATAGCTGCGAGCCGGGTATCATCCAGCGCATGTGCTCGCACCAAAGACCGTCGAAGAAACTCTCGAACAGAACGTAGTCGGCATCAGTACCGAACCAAACGCTATAGCGATGATGTTTCATGTCCCTATCCGTGTTTGAGATAAACGCTCTCTACGATCGCGCAGTGGACCTGCACTCCAGCTTGATTGCCCAAGTACCAAGGGATGAAAGCCGCAGACCAAAGCCAATGCGGGTTCGCACGGTCGTTCACTAGACCGGCGTAGTAGCCTTCTTCGTACGGGTTCATCAGACGTGCGCCAGTACAGAAACATCCAGCGTCTTGACATTATGCCAGCGTCCACCGGCATAGACGTATGTGCCCGGCTTCAGGTCGCCAGTGTGTTCACGCCAGCGCAGAGCATTACCGCCTGTCGATAAGAAGCGGTACATCGCATCACTGGTAGCGAAGCCCTTAATAGTCTTTCGCTCTTTGGTGCCAAGCGTGTGCACCATCTTGTAACTCTCTACGCGCGGCCTCATGACACACGCCTTCCGCGCACTTCCGTCATGCGCTGATGTTCAAGCTCGATGCGACGCATCAGGGACCACGCACTAACAGCGCGCAGTATCGCCCTCGCAATCCAGAGCAGCGCCATGGCAATAGGCACAGCGAAGCAGAAGACGAGCAATACGAAAACCTGAGTTAGTGTCATAGTAGCCTCCCTGTTAGCTGTGTGTGTAACCATCCGGCTCAATACCGAGCCACATGCCGCACCAATGGATCATGATGCAGCCAGAGCCGACGTGAACGCTCTTACGGAATTGCCTGTACGTTAGGCGTTTGCAGAACCTGTCTCGAAACTCCCGCCTATAGCGAAGTGTATCGAAGTCAGAGTAGATAGGACCGCGATCAAAAACGCGCTTCAGAGCAACGCGCTGCGCTCTAGTTGTGCGTACCATCAACGCGCAGCCGGGATGAAGATCATCGACTTGCGGTACGCCTTCCACATGCCCTTGGACACGTAGGCCCACACGCCAGTCCGCACATCATACGCGGCCTTGTCATCGGATACGCGCTCGACTGCGCCAGTACCCTTATTGAGAATGCACTTCATAGCTTTCGCTCCATGTAACGCATGATTGCGTTTTGTGAGCGCACTGCATTCCACGCTAGGGCAATAGCGTGTGATGCTTGGAGACATCAGCAGTGCGCTCGCAGAACGCAAAAATGGCGCGACCAGAGTTATCCAGTCGCGCCATGTTCGTTAGGTGTTGTGTAGCTTACGCCGCCAGCTTGTTCGCAGGCACCAGCTTGTTCAGTGCAGTCACCATAGCCGAGTGATCGACGTTGGTTTTCTTCGTGTCATGGTTCAGCTTCTTCACCATGCTCGCAATGAACTTCGCGATCACAAGCGGCTCATACGTCTGATCCGGCGTGAGCTTCCAGAACGGTGTAGCCATCGCATCACCGAGCAGCGTCTTGCCGCCCTTAACGAACGTGGCCTTCTCGTCCTTATCGAAGTCGATAGGGCCGAACTTGTTCAGCCACTTCATCATGGCCGTCTTGCGAGACGCTTCCGGCATCGACGCCAGCAGACCATCGACGAGCCGAACGTCAGAGTGCTTCCCGACATGCTGAAGCACAGAGCACGCGGCAATGTGCAAGCGAGACTGATAGCTCTGCCCGATAGTGAACAGCGCCTTCAGTTCTTTCTCGATCACGCCGACGCCCACAAGGAGCTTCAGAGCGGGCGCAGCAGTGGCCTTGGCTTTGGTGGTCATGCGAGTAGCCTCTTTCTGGATTAACGCCGGAATGGCGCGTTCTGGTTAACCTGATAGCCGTCAGGCAGCGGTCAAACGGTTCACGGCGAGCATGAGCTTCGCATCGTTCTGCATCTTGCGCCGACGCATAGCAGCGCCGGTCAATACCGCGTCGTCCCGGTCATCCGTGTAATAGGCCGTAGCCTCTACATCACGTTCCATGAAGTTCACACGGAACTCGCCGCCTTGGATAACAAGGAACGTCATACGATTGAACGCGAGACGTTGACGCATTTCAGAGTATGTAATCATAGCCATAACCTCTAGTTGGTTGTGTGAGCACACAAGCAGGGCGTACATCCGGCCCCTATCGCTAGTCTCGACCCGCTTCGCAGTTCATGTATGAACCACTACCCACGTTCACTCCTATGTCGTACTTATGTGCTCGCATAACCAACTAGGCGCACCCGCAACGAGCGCGACCTAGCTGGCGTATTCTATGCAATTTGAGTTTTTGATGAAGTAGGAACGCGACACATGTCCGCTTGACGTGCACCTAGCCTAGTATGAAAACCGCGTTAATTGCTTGCGAGGTTCCGCGCACTAGACCTAGTACACAACGCGCTACATGCCGTTGTATCCTACTGGTCACACGTGATAACCTAGCGTTGTAAGCGCCCAGTTAGAGAACGTGTGACCAAGCGGACATTCGGCCTGCCTTCCGTTGCACCCTATATCTGCACAATTCACCCGCCATACGGCAACGCTCGTTAGAGCCTAGGCATGCACGATATAGGGAACGGAGTGGTTCCATAAATCCGCTTATACTCTATAGCATTGCCGGTGTTACGGTTTGCCAGAGACACCTATCGCCTTGCCAGTACAGAGAAAGGCTTGCGACGCTACCCGGTGTTAGGTCCACATTATGCCAGCAATCTGGCCCGTTATCTCATTAGTCCATGCCAACCATACGGTAACGGCCGCGAGGCCCATGGCATGTATCAGTAGGCTAGTCTTAGATACGGTCGCAAACCTCAGTAGTGCCAAGTCGCCGGAGCAGTTAGGCAATCCGTAGTCCCGTTTCCGTTTGATGAATATGTACTGATCCGTAGGCAGATACAATGTTATAATTCGTACTAATCGAAAGATTGCACAAATACCGGCTTATGCCGTTGATTATATGAGCTAATATAGATCAGTGATAATTCGTATTTGTGTATGAGATATCCGTATATATAGCTGTAATTCAGCTAGTATCTGCTGCGGATTGAGCATAGATAGTATATATAGATCAGTACCTTAGGAGCATAGCATAGCTATTATCTATGCTATAATCCGTAGTGATATTCGTTCGTTGGTTCAAGTCTTACTATATGCACTGCTTCTAGTAGCTAGGCTCAGGTTAGCTAGATATGTAGCTAAGCTATTATATATGCTTGTATATTTCTGTTAGACCGATACCCCTAATCAGGAATACCGTTCTATGTCCTAATAGGGAGGGAGTGGCTCTAGCCTGATATGCCTTAGCTTATAGCTATGGTCCTGACCGGCATTGATAGCAGGGAAAGCAAATACAGATGCCCCAGCATGCCTAACCGCATTGCCATGAGCTATAAGCTAGATACTAGCTATGATATGAGCATGCATAGTACCGGCCTACCCCTAAGGCTTGACTACGGATTATAGCTATGCTAGAAACCGAATTGAAAGCTAATGCAATCGTATTGTACATGATTACAGACGACGGCATGGGGGAAAACTGAGTTCGCGTTTGTGTTAGATACCCACACGCAAAATCTCATCAAATCTGTGATCCAACCCTGAGAAAATTCCTGGGAATTATCCCCTGATCCCGCCCTGAGCTATAAGCCCTGCGAGGATCAATTCTAAGCAGGCTGGATGCGATCGGGCGAGCCGGGAGCTACCACGGTGCCACTGCCCCGGCGGCTCCTGAGAGACCCCTGCCAGCGCGATGCCAGCAGGGGTCAATCCGGTTCAGAATACGATCGCGCCTAGTACAAAGCCGACTACGAATGTAGTCAGGTACGGGCGTGCGAGGTCGAACTGCATACGCCACTCGGCGTCAGTCGCATCGTGCGCCCACTTGAATGCTTTCAGCAATCAGGTAACGTCGTCGAACTCTACGACGATATCAACCGACGCTGAGTTCCAAGCGGTAACGGCCTCGAAGAACAGCGGACGAGCTACCGCCGTGTACGCGCCGAACAGCGGGGCAACGGAGACAATATCAGACGCAGCGACTGCGATAGCGGCGTGGACGCTAACACCAGCGGCAGCAACACCAACACGGATACCGCCAGTGACGGCGTTCGCGGTGTTGTTACGGACGAAGATACGGCGCAGGGTAGTGCCAGCGGGCTGGACGACCTGTGCGTTGGCTGCAACAGCCTTAGCGAGAACCCGGCCATGGAGCGGGGTGACGCCAGCAGTGAAGAAATCGGGGAGCGACATAAAATTAACCTTTTTGGAACCGAGATACAGTTCCATCATTGACTAGGGGTTCCATTCGTAGCAAATGGAACAATGGATTTGGTTAGACAGCACCTGTTTCCCCGGCTTGGGGCTTACTGGGGTGCGTCTGAAGGGGCACAACCGGGTAACTGGTTCGTGCCCCTTCGCTTATCAGGCCGCTTCGACCGGCTCAGCGGGCGCGTCAGGCGTCGGAACGCCGGTCACGACCATACGAGAGAGCGGGGAAGCGTCACGCTCAGCGAGCTTCCTGACGCGAGCCTTGACGGCATCGGCATCAGAGTTCACGCGGGCCGCAGAGTGCTGCGCGAGGATGCGGAGCGTAGCCACGAACAGCGCCTGCTTCTCGGGATTGCCCCGGACAGACTGCGCGGCGCGAATACCGGCCTTACGGAGTTCTGAGGTCATGCCCCACTCGTCGCGGGGGAACTCGACCAGCGCCGGGTTAGCCGACACCGGCTTATCTTTAGTTTCTTTAGCCAAGTTATCTCCTATGCGATCAGAAACGACCGCGTGTGAATTTGTCTAGTGCGTTAGGTGCACGGAACGACTTACCGAACGAGCCTGGCATCTTGCGTCCGTCCCCTAATGGGTTAGACATGAGCTTACGGTACGCTGCATCCTTAGCAGCAGCCTTAGCTTTGTCATCGTCGATAGCCAGTAGCTCAGTCCAGTGCCTAGCAGAGCCGGCAACCGCATCGAGCCTGTCATCATGAATGAGTGACTTAGGGTCTCGCGTGATCCGGCTCATCTGCCAGAATAAACTGTAGGTACTACGTATATCGGCTGCGTACTTATGACACGTATCCCAGTCCTCACGTAGCATGTCTTCATGCACCATGAACTTACCGGAACTAATCATAGGCTCAAGCACGTCGATGATCCGTAGCTCCTTCTGCCCGCTCTCCCATACGTCCTCAATACCGCACTTATGCGCCTTGAGTAGTCGGGGTTGCCATGCAGCCGAGAGCGCCCCGTTCCCGAAGTTCTTCTCGATGGCGATCGTCTTCGGCTTCCACTTCACAGCGGCGGCGGTTAGCCAGTCTAGCTGCTCGTCGCCATAGCCGCCATGGATACCGCCGACTGCCGCGAGGCATACACGACCGGCGCAGAGGCCGGTGACCGCGTAAGCAAGCTCGTCGCCGTTCTGCCCGCCGCCAGCAGGATCGACATACATATGCCAACCACTAATCTCGCCATAGTCTTCAGCGGACTTCACGCGGTACAGGCGATCCTTGATCGGCATACCGTGCGGCAGTACGATCAATGCGTCTTCTGTACGAGAGAAATTCAACGTCATCGGAGCGCGCATCTCTTCCCGGTCATAGGCGAGAACCCGCAGGTTGCTCAGCTTCAATGGGAAACGATCCGCGTCTGATAGCGTCGTGCTCAGCATGTGCTGAAGCTGGAAGTACGCCGGTCCTTGGTCGATCTCTTTCTTAATCAGCACCTGCTCACCGAGCAGCACAGGATCAGTTGCCTGTCCGCGCTCGCCTGTAGGCCCACCACCAGTCTGTAGACCGGGATCGACTTCAAGACGCTTGCGAATGAACGGTGCGAGGTACGGGCCGTAGCCAACCAACTCTTCAGCGGTAGGATAACGTCCCGGCCAGATACGAATGTCGTAGCCGCGTCCCGGCAATCCGTTGTATACGCTATCAATGGACTGCGGTGTACCGAGCCACAAGATATCACCAGTAGAACAGATCGACGTGAAGTCCAAAGTCAAGTGCATGATGCGGGCGCGTTGACCCTGTGTCTGACTATTCTTCTGGCTCTCGATATCGTCTGCAATGAGGATGTCACTACGCTTGCCCTGCGTGTTCGACGTGATGCCGATACAGGCAACGCTAGGTGATTTCTCTGGCCCCTTGAGAGTGTAGTGGATGTCGAACGCTTCTACGCTGGCTCGGTCACCGTTGGTACGGTCGGGCCGCAGGCATCGTAGTTCTTCCATACCGTTGATGATCTGGATAATCCAGTTCGCGATCTCGGTAGCCATACCTGAACCGGCCGAGATAATCAGAACGCGCGTAGCGGGGTTATGGATCATACGCCACACCGCATAGATCGCTGTGATGGTCGTCTTGGCCTGTCCGCGCTGAGCCTGTACCATGCGATACTTCGGCCCGTGCGCCACGTAGTTACCGATGTCTATCTGCACGTCTGTACAGATGAAGCCCATGAGGTCTTCGATGACATCAATCAAGAAGGTATCGAACGTAGCGTAGTGCTTCTGAAGAAGCTCCAACTCATGCCAGCGTTCGAGAGCCTGTTCAGTGGTCTCTCTGGTAGCCAACATGGCTCCTTGCGTTATGTATTTAATGGGGCCGCGCGTCCACCGGATCAAATCCGATGCGCCACCGCGCGGCCTTGTAAATTCACTGTATAGTTATACGGTTCTAGAAACGTAAATCTCACTGTGTAGTAAGATGTTCGACGGACCTGACGGAACGTCGAGTTGAAGCCTTGTCAGCCAATCGCTGTTCAAGGTCGCTCATGGTGTTGCCTGCTTCTGGCGCACAAGTAATCTTGTTCGCGTCTAGGAAGCGGACCATCACAGAGAGCAGAGCCGGGTTTAATTCCGGCTCTTTGGTCCCACGTGCAGCTAGGACTTCAACGTCCGTAGCCTCAAATACTTCTTGCGCCTTCTCGATATGTTCGAGGGCGCTAATCATGACCTTAGCGATCTTGTTATGAAGTTCGCCAAGTACACCTTCAGTAGCCGGTCCCTTAGGCACCGGACTTCTTCTTCAAGGTGCGTTCCACCGTCGTAACGGTGTTAGATGTCTCCGTGGAGACAGTCGTACGCTTCAAGCTGCTCATGATAATTGTTGCGGCTCTAGGTAGCTCCTGAACCAGTCGTGCGACGAGCAGGACAAAGCCCAACACCTGCACGACCGTAGTATAATTGTCGGCCACAAGTGTTCCAAACATGGTGAGCATCGCCACAACATAGGTAGTGGCGGCTGCGGTGTAGTCTTGTAAACTGTTATGCACAGTCGTCTCCGTTAATTCTTGCTCGCGGTTGGTTGATGGTGATAGGAATGGGCTTCTCAAACGCGAGATCCATTAAATGAAGCGAAGCACTCACATCATGACGCTACTGACGGTTATTCCGTTGTTCGCGCTTCTAGGATGCATGGCAGCAGTCAGGGCTGTTGGCTCTTGGACAATCGACGCGATCGACCGCCGACGATCTGACCGCGCGGTTAAATCTCTACGGCGGTGAACGACGTGGCCTGTAGGCCCACCGTACCTGACGTAAAAACACCCAACTGAATATCGAACCAGTAGGGCACGCCCGGCGTGAGGCCGGTGATGATGCGCGTAAGTCCATAGATGACTGACATGCTGATACCAAACATACCGCCGATTGTAGCCGCCCCTGCAAGAGTTCCTGCAACCGCAGCCCCGTTAGCCGGTGCGGCACCTGTGCCGTATCGGACTGAAAGCTGACAGGCATTGGTGTTTACGTTGTTGTAGTAGTTACCACTGAACGAAAGCATTACTCTTCCGCTGTTGGTTGGGGTTATCAAGCAAGAAGCGCCAAGCCCCATCATCACACCCGGCGCGACACTGCTGGTTGTCGCGGGATTTGCTGGCGTAGCCGCCGCCACACGAGGAAGATCGGTGATGCCGGATGCCGATACCGTCGTAATCCGTGTATTGCTAAAAGCGCCAGTCAGCGTCCACGGTATAGCGGGCGACGACCATATGTTCTCCATTTGAAGGGAAGATATGTTGGTTGCATTGATAGAGACGGTCCCGGAGGTTCCCGAGATTATCAAATCATGCAGACCAATGTTGCGCAGCGTCTCGCCAGACCATGTACCGAGAGAATATGATCCGCCGGTGTTGTTGAAGAGATCGATAACGGGGATGGAGTAGTCATACCCCTTCAAGGAACCAGACAGTTCTACATTTTCGATTGTGTACCCGCGCGTCGTCGTGTCGGTCGCATCAACGTAGTCGTGTTTTTGCGTGTTGATCGCAACCGGGTTGCCGTTGCCGTTAGCGTCCTCGACATCATAGTGAACTTTGATGTTTCTGATTTCGGCTAGATACGAGATCGTTCCGCCCGACGTGTAGCCGCCCGCATAATTAACCGCGAGAAGATCAATCGTTGTAGCGTTGATCTTGGTCGCGACCTGCTTGGTGCCATTGATGGTCGCCCATCCAGCAAGACCCGCGAAATAGAGCGGGGTATTTCCAGAAGAGAGGGCAGCAGTCGAGTTGACTGTAAGCCGCACCTTGCCGCTACCGTTGTCCGAAACAGCGGATACCGTCATAGGTGCCGCGCTCTGCTGCATGGCTAGCGCAACGAGGCTGCGCGCCCACGTCACACCACTCGTGCCATTCTGGCCGCGACTGCGGATAGTTACGTCAATGTTCGATAGGACGTTGGAGGCCCTTCCGGGGTATGCGTAGCACTTCAACAGAACCCAGTCATGGGCATCACCGCCAGTGCCGATCAGTTCAACCTTGTGGTTGCTGACGTTGTAGGCAAAGTACGACCGTGCGACATTGGTGCATTCGATACCAGTAGCCGCTAGGTTGTCGCCCTCGCCTTGACAATTGATCCCGTAGTACAGGCTGTTGAGCTTCGCATTATTTAGCTGAATGCCCGATGTGTTGTAGCTTCCATCAAATGCCCCTGTCGCGGTAAAGTAAGCTACCCCGCCAGTCATGCGCCCGTTATTCACGATGATATTTGAGGTTGAAGCCCCGTTGATGTAAATGAAGTGCGCACCTTTAAGAAAGGTTAGCGTGGTGAACGCCGTCTGTACATACCATGGGTCATTGATGGTAATACCTGACCCGGAACCAATAACGAAAATGTAGGGCGAGCCTTGTGGGACGAACAGGTTGTCCGTCGTGAGCTTCGCACCGTTGAAGTTGATGGTGCTGCCGATACAGTCAGTCAACTGTAGAATAATAGCCGGTGTAGTTGCAGCAGGCCAAATAGCGTAGTTAGCACCGTGCTTGAAATTCACGGTCGCGCTCCGTACACCCGGAAGATTCAACCATGTCGCCAAGTTCGTAAATACGGCTGTACAATCCGTTGCGCCATCACCGACCGCCCCAAACATTTCCGGTGTCACAGTGCGGTTGTTGAGCGCCCACCACTGACCATCCGCGCTCTGGAAACGCCATGCGGCGGGGGTCGATGGCGCAATACGCGTGTACGTGCCCCCACCGTTATCACCGGAAGACACGCGCCCAAGAGTTGTAACGAGTTCGATACCCACCGGGATTGTGGCGGCAGCCGCAGCAGCCAGTGTGGCTACGGTAGCAACGAGTGTTGTTGCACTCACAGCCGCAGACGCTGCTGCACTAGTCGCCGAAGTAGCGGCATCCGCGCGATCTAGACCAGTCTGTACGCGATCAGCGGCCACAGTCGCACGATCAATACCGGTCTGTACACGATCAAGCCCGGTCTGTATGCGATCATCCGCAGTAAGCAATGCGCTCGCAGCGGCAGCAGCCGCAGACGCAGCCGCATTGATAGCCGCAGCAGGACCGGCGAAGCCGTCCACATACAACTTCGTAGCAGCATCACTTGTCGCCGTAGGCTCACGCAGGTTAACCCCAGTGAACCCACCGAAGTCGAGGTCTTGCGTCAGTACCGAGAAGCGTCCATCGAGCACTTCATGTACAGCCATCATAGCTTGTTTCTGAGCAATCATCAGATTGTCTTCGTCAAGCTGATCGCCGTTGTTGTAGTCCACACGTAGAACGGCTTTGTCTACCGTACGTTCAAATACAATCCGAACACCGTCAGCAACAACTGCGCCGCCGATGTTAATTAAATTCGTAGCAAGGAAGGTAATAGCCCGATAGATCGGGTCGCCCAGTCCGTCTGCTTCAGTACCAACTCTGCACGTAACGTCTGCTTCCAGCAGGAAGTCCAGTGCGAAGTTGACAGCGAAGTCCGTGGTGGTGCCGTCGCCTTCCAGTACGACCCGTGAATAGGCCATGTAATCTCCTTGTATCTCCTAATAGGGAGGTAACAAGGAGACTACTGATGGCCCTCTATTCCTTCATACCGTTGAATGCGGCTGTAAAGCCGTATGCGTTACCGAAGATTGGCCATGCCTGCAATGCACGAACGTCGTTGTTCGATAGGTTTCCTGTAAGAGCGTGCATCGGAATAGCAGGGATGTTTGACATCCTGTTCAATGCAGTCAGTGCAGGCGGTGTACTGAACACGTTACCGTCGATGCCTCGATTGTATGTGTTGAACTTCAGAGCATCCATACCGAGCATACTCGCCAGTGGATCGCTCCACATGGGAAGCCAACCAGTCATGTTACTGTAGCCGAACGCGCCCTTGGCGATCTTCTCAAGTGTCATGTTCTTGTCGTTGCCGTTGATAGCCTGCTTCGCAGTATACGCGGCAGCAGCAGTGACGAGACCAGCGAGGAACACGTAGCTAGCCTCTGTATCCGCCATACGGAAGTTACGCCCGGCCTGCTTCTCAAGAGCGAGCATCGGGAATGACTTCAGATGGAAGAACAGCGATGCGACACCATCCTTGTGAAACAGGATGTTGCTCTCGCCAGCCATAGCCTTCTGTACGACTTGGTTGACGTGACGGTTCAACGCGAGAGCGAAGTCGTCTGCGTCTTGCGGTGCCCATTTGTGCAGGTTCAGCTTATGCAGTACGCCGTCCTTGAACTCGATCACCGCTGCACGGCGACCAGTAGCGGACGGTTGCGCGTACATACGCTGAATGCGCGAGTACAGCGCGGACGATAGCCCGATGTCTGCCGCACGCTCTGCGGACATATCGTTCGCAAGCCCTGCCATGTTCTGCATGATCTTGTCAGCAGCGGAGGTCACAGCCACGCGCTGTTGAAACTTGCGCACGGCGTAGTATCCAGACGTGTAACCTTGCAGCCGCTGACCGTGATTCAACACCGACGACATCTTCTGCATGAACTCCGATTGCGCGGGTCCAGCACGATCCATTTCAAGATTGAAGTCGTCGCGGAATAGTTTCTCTTCCGGTACTAGCACGCCGAGATGCTTTAGCTCCGCGACCAGAGCGGACTTGGAGTTCATCGCGTTACCGCGCAGAGCGCCTCCCGCGTGCTCGAACCACCGCTTCAATCCAACCGATGCGATCTGGGGACCTAGCTCTGACATCTGTGTGAGGCCAAGCTGGTTCAGCAGCGCAAGGTTCGTCAGCTTCTTAGCGTTAGAGTACAGCGGACTGATGCCGCCAGCGATCGGCCCTGCATCGAAGTACGAGAACATATTGTCGATGTCCTCGCCAGTCAGATGCTTGTCCTTGTCGATCAGATGATTGAACTTGTCAAATGCGCTTGTACCGGCCTGCACGCTCTTGCCGCGAGCGTACTGCTCTTGCAAGATCGCTTCCTTGATCTCCGCGCGATCTGTACGCGAGCGGATACCCTTGCGTGCGAGTGCAGCACTGCCTGCGGTCCCGCGTGCGCGCGTAGCGACGATCCTTGACACGTCTGTATCAACGAGGTCCATCATACTGATACCGTTCGATGCAGTGAAGCGCAAGTCAATGTCGATGCGTCCCTTGGTATGACCGACCTGACCGCGTTGCGTTGCTTCGCCGGTCAGCTTGTCGATCAGCCTGTCCGCTTCCTTCTGCGGGATGCCGTTGTCCTTCAGGATTTCAGCGAGGTACTCCCTGCCATCCTGTTGGAAGATACCAATCAGGTTCATGTCCGTTCCGCGCTCGCTGGCGCGCGTGCGTCGAACCATGGCAGCAGCGTACACGTCGGCATGAGCCTTCGTCATCCCATGTTTCTTCACATAGGCTTCAGAGACGGCCTGCGTGATCTGCTCAATGGTCTTATCGCCTTCGCGGATCAGTCGCTCCATGTTGGAGCCTGACCACTTCTGCGTATAGTATCCAGAGTACGCCTTCAGGTTCTCGTAGCCCTTGATGGCACCTTCACCGGGACGACCGTTACCGATCTCGACATCCAGCTTCGACCATTCATCGTGCGCGTCAGCAACGATCTTAACGCTGTCTGGTATCTGCCGCTGAGCGTTCGGCTCGTGGGCACGGAAGTTCAACTCAGTGACGACTTCACGATTGAACTGCTCACGCTTCGCACTGTTCGTGATCCTGTCGTACCAAGACACGCCGTTGTCCTTGGCCCACATCTTCATACCGGTCTCGTAGCTTGGCATGAACGTGCCGAGCAGTCGCTTCTCGTACACGTCCTTAATCATCGCGGCTGAGCGGTTGTTCCGAACGATGCCGCTAGAGTTCTCGAACATATCGTAAGCCACACGCTGCGCTACCGCAGAACCTGATCGCCACATCTTGTCGAAGTCGTTCGCAAGAGGGGACGATGCCAGTGCGTCATGGAAGCGAGCCGCGTACTTCGCGGTAGTGTCACCGGCTGCGCCACGCGCGCTCAGTGCACTGTACTTCTCATTGTACTCGTCGAGGATACCAGTGCTGCGGAAGAACTGCTTCGCGCTGTTAATCATCTTCGTGACGCGCGGGCTGCTGATCGTTGCGAGTGATCCCTGCGCCTGTAGCTGGCGAGCGCCGATAGAGCCGCCCTGCTCGCCCTGAATGTCCTGCATGGTAGCGCCAGCTTTCGCTACGCCGTCACCTAGACCGTCAGGATGTATAGCCAAGTCGCTGACCTTCATGGTCGCGCCTGTAGCGCCTTCAGGCATAACCAGTTCGACCTGATCCGCGAACTCACTACCGTAGGGATCGTCGTGCATATGCGCTTCGTTCCGAATGTCCTGCTTAGCCAGCGGGGCATCGTCAGCAATGTACTCGTCGTAATCCTTCGTCGTCTTCAGTACTGCATCGTTCGCTTTGGTCTCCGTGGTGTTCTTACGCAGAGCACCGCCAGCCATACCGAACACCATGCCACCTAGCGCGGCAGCGGGGATACTCGTCCAGTCGTCAGTCGTGCTGGCGTTCACCGCAACAGTAGCCGCAGTAGCCTGCACGAAGCCGCCTGAAGCCGCAGTGCCCGCGAGCCTGCCCCACTTGGTAGCCATGATGCCGCCCTTCAGGCCAGCAGCCGCGCCACCAGAGATCACCGATAGCGGTGCGTCGATGTCGAGGATACCCGCGAGGCCAGCAGCAACGAACGTGCTGAAGCCGCCGCGTCGGGACATTATCTCTTGCTTGCTGATCTGCTCCGACATGTCGGTTAGCATCAAGCGAGCCTGCGTCTCCGATGTAGCCAGATGGAATTGCTTCTCAAGGTACTGAGGAATGCGGTCGCGATTGATCGCAACGAAGTTCTCACTGTTGAAGTTCTTGTCGGGCGGCGGCGATAGCCACTCACGCTCCGCGCGCTTCCATACCTGATAGCCGTAGTTGTCACCGCTCGTGAACGACTTACCAACGCTATCGGCGAATAGCTCTACGCCGTCCGGTATGAAGGCACTGCCTTCACTGACGGTGTTCGCTTCGTTCTCAAGTCGTACTGTCTTACTCTCAGCTTCACGGCCAATGCGGTCATCATCCGAGATTGTAATGAGAGGGTCGTTGTGTATCCCCGGCAGAAGCCCCGCAGGGTCCGCTACGGTTGACGTTGGTTCTGCCATAGTTCTCCTAGTGCTGGCCCATGCGTTAGCACAGGCCAGCGTGTTGAATTATCGAGGCGGGAATGCCTCTTGTACTTCCTTGGTGTAGCTTGCAGCAGCAGCCTTGATCGGAGCAACCGCGCCAGTGAATGCACCGGCCCATGCCTTGTCCCAACTTGTCGGCGTGTTCTGTTCCTTGGCATAGAGAGCGCCAATACTCTTGACGCTGAAATGCTTCGGGTTGCCTAACGTAGTCTTACGGTCTTTATCCTTATACAAGTCAACCGTGATCGTACCCATCTCCGCATTGTACGTGACGTGCACAGGCGGAGCGTCGGGCGACGTACCAGTATACTGACTAGGGTTCTCGTAGTTAGCCGAGATAGCTCCGGGAATGTTACTGGTGGCTTGGTCAATAGCACCTAGATGCCCGAGCAGACTGTTGCCAATGATATTAGACGGTTCGCGTTCTGTATAGAACTTGCCCCAAATGCGCGCACCGTTCGCACGTATGTACGAAGAGATTGCGTCGTCAGCAGCAGTAGGTCCGAACGTCTCGACGCCCATCATCTTAGGCAACTCCTTACCGGGTCGCGTGATGATTAGATTACCCATGACGGGTGTAGAGTGCGCCTGCAAATCTTGTAGGGCCTTCTCCAACGAGACTTCACCGTGCTCATTAGGGTTCTGTAGATGGTACGCATCAGCACGCATGTTCACGTAGTTCTCTGCCGTCTTGTTGTTCGTAAGAATGCGCTCGCGTTCGTTAGCATCTTTAGTTCTGAACAACGAGTTCATGAAGCCGGGATGCGTGCGCGCAAGTAGCGTCTTCTTCAGATCAACATCCATCTTCTGCTTCCATACGACATCTCGATTGATCTTGTCGTTAGGGTCGCGGTTAGGATCGTTCAGTACCTCGTGCGCCTTAACCAGTGCGTTGCCCTTATTGAGTGTACCACTGTCGAACAGGAAGGCATGCTCAAGCAAGTTGCGTGCCGTCTCGTCAGGCACCATCTTGGACAGGTACGCTGGCGTGATACCGGGCGCTTCCTTTAGCGCAAGCCAACTGTCGTAGGCTTCCAACGCAGCAGGCTTCAGACCACCGGTCTTTGCGTCTACGATGTTTCCCGACAACGATCCTGCAACTTCAGCCGACCACTTCTGATCCACGACACCGTGGTTCTGTAGTTCAAGCGCAACCTTCTGTTCAAGTCCGCGCTTAGCAGTAGACGGATCAATCGTGCCAGCGTTCACACCATCAGTGTAGAACTTAGCCCACTTGTCTTTCACGGCGTTGATGCCGTACTCGACCTGACTGATCGTCTTGCCTTCAGCAACCTTGATGGCAGAGCCATTCAGGATACCTAGACCGCGACCACTAGCCAACGCACGATCAACTTCAGCCTTAGAGATGTCCTGCTCAGCTTTACTCTTCGCAGCAGTTGTCGCATCAGCGCGCAGCTTGTTTTGATAAGACTGACTGTCTCGCATCATCGTGCCAACGATCTGCTGCACGTCCTTCTCGGTAGCACCGAACTTAGAAGCGATAGCCTTACCCTGCTTGGTTGCTTCACCGATTGGAAGACCAGTAGCGACGTTCTGGTACAGCCCGCCGAGTTCAGTGAGCATATCAGGATCAGTCATCTTGGACTTACTCTCACCGGCCTGTGCGCGTATCTTGTCAGCAGCCGTGGTCGCGATCTGACGTGCATTGTTGTCGTTCAACAGACCGTCCTTGTGACGCTTCTCCACGTCGGCCAAGATGGTATCAAGGCTCTCACCGGCTTCTGCACGCTGCATGATGCTGTCGTTGAACTTGATGCTCTCAGTACTGAACTCAGTCTGCTTCTTGTCCTCGAACCGCTTACGTGCCTTGAGAACTTCGTCGATCTCATTCGGCTTCGCGCCTAGCCTATGCAGCATGGCGACACCGCCCGCGTCCCGGAACAGGCTTTCATCACCAGCTTCAAGCGTACGACGCATCGCGTCAGACAGGCCCGTGGCCTTGTCTTCGTTTGGAATACCTATACCGTAGATGATCTGTTGAACTTCGTTCACCCCGCCAGCTTGGGCCACACCCGTCACAGCACCGGGCTGTGTGGCGTTCAGATCACCAGTGGTGCCAGCGGCAAGCGAGAGAGCGGTAACGGCTTCAGCGCCCGCACGTGGCGTAGCGCCGCTCGACCTACCTGCAAATTGATGCACGCCAATCTTGACGCTACCACCGCTGCGCTTGGTCTCTTCGGCCCACCAACGAGGCATTAGGTTAGTCTGTGATCCTTCTGCGACCAGCTTACCCATACCGGGTGCACTGAAGTAGTGCGTAGCACTTCCGGTTGGATCGACATGCTTACCGCCCATGACGGTATCGAACACCTGACCGGCCCGCTCGTAGGCAGCAGAGCCGGGCTTTACAGTGTGCGGGATGCTGTTACCACCGGCACCTTTGTTCCACGTTGAGAACTGCTTCGGCTGAAGTGCAACGCCCGCGATGCTATCGGGCCAGCGCGCGTCCGTGCTGCGGTTACGCAGGACATGCGCAACAGCCGCCAGCCCGTCAGCGCCTTGATTACCGGCCTCGCCAAGCATGGTACGGATGCCAATATCTCGGTCGCGAGCACTCGGCTGCATGACCGGACCAACCGGCACCGGGGACACCGCCAACGGGTTATCCGGGTTCAGCTTCGATGCCGTCGCGCTGGTGCGGCCCGTGGATGATAGCACGGACGAGAACGCCTTGATGTTCTCGCCGCGATTGAACTCGTTGTGCTTCACGGCCTGTGAGGCCGCGAGACGCGGCGACATTTCCTCGAACGCCGCGCTCGCTACCTTACGCGCATTCGGATCAGTGATACCTTTGAGTGCATCACTACGCTGTTGCTTCAACTGCTCAGCATACACCGAAGGGCTAGTCTGCTTGCCCGTCGTGTCCAGCGCTATCGTCTGCTCTGTGAACCAAGTATTCACGCGGTCGCGGGCCTGTAGGCCACGGTATCCCTGTGCAGTGAATGCGTTTCCGGTCTCAAGTATCTGATGCTCGGTAACGCCGCTCTGATAGGCTACCTTGCCTTCAGTAATCCACTCGTCTTTCTTCTTGTCCAGTTCCTGCGCAAGTATCCCCTCGATACCCTGAAGCGCATTCGCCACACCGCTATCAACGGTCAGGCTCTGTGCGCTAGGTATCGAGGGGGCGTGTACCGCAGACCCTTGCAGCGAACGGTCGGGACTTCGTTCGCGCGCATTAGGCGCGAGAGGATCATTAATGATCGCACGTCGCCCGTCGTTATTCGCCATTGTATTCCTTGTTTATGGTTTGCTGCTACGATACAGCTTGTGCATGTCGCCCGCGAAGTTCAGCATGTACGTTGCGGGGTTCGGTTCAGGGATCGGGCTGTAATCCATCTGAGTAGCGACCTGCCATTCAGAGTTCTGACGTTGTGCGTCGATCTGCCTGTACTGATTAGACAAGTCCTGCTTGCGCCGCGACTGAGCGGACGCCGCGTTACGCTCGATGTCAAACATCACAGCATTCACGGATCGACCTTCAGTACCAGATGCAGCAGCCGCCACTTCAGCCTGCGCCGACGTGATGTACTCGCTACGTTCAATCTGGAACGCCTGCTCTGCACTACTCTCCCTAGCGATGTTCTCGTTAGTGGTGAAAGTGTTCTGTGCGTTAGCGCCGCTGAGTTTCAACATGGTGTTCTTGTACTCCTGCCAAACCTTCTTCTGCTTGGCAGTTTTATCCGCGTCCATGAATGACATACCGGTACGAAGCGCAGCCAGCCCGCCACTCAAGGCAAGGTTAGCCCACATTATTGTTTACCTCCTTGGTTAGCGATCCTGCGACCGCGCTTTACGTACTGACCAACGTACTCGATGTCGGCCAATCCCATAGGCAGATGACTGTCGCTTGACAGTTCAATCTCTGCATCATTCACGTTCTGCCTGAATGGCATAGTGAAGTATCCGTCGCTCAGCGGCTGCTCGCCAATCACGTTGTCAATACTGCCGACGATACGGGCATTGTATGTGATAGGTTCACCGTCGCCGTACTTAGACAGTAAGCGTCCTGTGATCTCGCCAGTATTATCCAGCGACACAATAAAGGACTTCGCCCTGATCTTTGACGTACCTATTACGACACCAGCCTGATCTTTCATGGCTGGCATAGTCGGCTGATACCGCGACTGGTAGCGCGTACCTACAATGAGGTCACCACCAAGCATGTTGTTCTTCAACGTCACCACGTTCCCGACGATGCTCTGAATGTTCACAGGCATACCGGGCGTCGGGCAGTTCGTACCTTGTACGCATACAAGATCGGCGGATGCCAAATAGGCGAACGGAAGCGCGAACGAGCTATAGCAATCGAACACGTCGAAACGCTGATCCAGATACACAGGGTATCCAACGCCGTCACCGTCCTGTACGTCGAGCGACATACGGAGCAGATAGTAATCTGTTCCTCTACGCTGCACATAGTACAGGATGTCTTCGTCGAAGAAGCTATAAACGATATCGTTCTCGAACCTCCATGTAGACCACGCCGATTGTATTTTACGCTGCTCTTCCCAAATGTACTGATAGACATAGAAGTCTGTCTGTACAGCATCCGTGTGCACCAGCAACATATCGTAGTTCGCTGACGACGTAAGCAACTTGGCCTTACCAAGTAGATAGCGATTGACGTGCTGCGTGATCGGTCGGCTGTCGTTGCTATCACTAGCACCTTCCGCGAAGAACTCTCTGATGCCGGTGTAGCGCCCGAAGTTGTACGCGAAGAACACATTCTTACCTGATCCGACTGGCTTGGCTGACTGCTCACTCTCGAACTTAGTTGTCATGACTAGTGCAGCGTTAGCCGGAGTAATCGCCGTGCGTCCGAAGACGACGTGCTGGGCCTTAGCGGAGAACGCCACGAGGTCTTTGTTATGCTCCAACACGGAGAACATCTGCGAGCTTTCAACCGTAGAGTTGATGTCGATTGGATCAGTGTCTACCAAAGCAGACGCGGAGCCTTGCCAGAAGTTCGTCGGATTGTTTGTTCGTGACATGATGACGCTCGATCCAGACAGGAACACCGCTCTTCCTTGAAACGAAGACACGTCGTTAATCTTGTTGCTGACGAATGATGGATCAGGATTAGATACCGACGTACCTACACCACGCGCTATGTACGCCTCGCGGGAGAACGTAAATCCGGGGGCGTTGTAGACCAGCTTGTGCGGCATGGTCGCTGCATTGAACATAGTGTTAGTGTTCGGGTCTACAGCCTCAGTCCAGTACCCTGCTCGACCAAAAACCGTGTAGTTCGGCGTTATCGTACCTTCCAGAGAAGACACAATGAATTTGAACCACAAGTCTTTCTCTTTATCTGAGTTCTCTGCGACACGTACTGCGTAGTAGTGCGGGGCCACTCTAGGAAGGTCCGCAATCTTAGATACGGTATCAGTACACGCCTTGAAGTTCACGCCACCGGCACCGTCCGATACAGAGACAGTGAATGTTCCTGACGGTTTCTTTATCCAAAATACGTCCTCATGTATTCCAAAAGGCCATCCTGCACATAGACCAGTTGCAGTAATTATAGACCCAGTACCTGCCGGTGTTGTAAAGCCAGAATTGGTCGAGCAGCCTATTAGTACACTGGCTATGAACTGAGTAGCGACATATGCTGAGTCAGCCGGATTACTGCCGTCAGGTGTTCTGTAACTAGCTGCCAATACGTTGTCTATGTATATTGCGTATGTTCTTCCATACGCTCCACCGAGAACTTGCATGATAGCTGCACTGGTTCCTTCGGTGTTAAAATACTCAGGGGCCGATGCGTTCATACCTACCGTCACTGTAGGGTTTACGACAACGGTGTTATCTTCGTCATCCGTCGCGCACTTCATGTTCGTTGTCGTCGCTAGGTACGCCACAGCGTTCGCGTCAACAGTAACCGTACGTGCAACAGCGTTCAAGTCGAACACGTCCACGTCGCCTGTTTTGAACATAGCCAAGAACTTTGTACCGTCACGGGTCTGAAAGTTATGCCAGCCAAGCAGGCTTGCTGACGACCCGAGATAGCCAACCAGATCAGTCGGCGGTCGGCGGGTCAGCCCGTTAACCGGGTCTGCGCTCATGTTCTCCTGAAGGCTGCACTGACCGTCGAAGCGGTCGCGCGGTGCCTGTAGTGATACGCCCTGAAGCAGAGAGCCGAGTGAGCCGTCTACCTTCATCGTCCACCGATCAGGCTAGGGTTGCGGGAATAGCCCTGCCCAATGCCCGCGCGCAGCGTGCGAGCTACTGAGTTGTCAAGTGCATTAGCTGCACTCTTCTTCAACACTTCCGCGTTGAACTTCTGGCGTGCCATCTCTGTAGCAATCGCTAGCTTATCGCTCTTGAATGCATCCCCGTCATCGTCGATGTACATGGCCTCGCGTGCCTTGTGCATGATGTAGCTTGACGCCACTGATGGAAGATCGTTGATGGCGAGATGTAATACCAAGTCCACGTCAATGCTTGTGTTAAGCACGTTCGTATGTTTCATTGTGTCGTAGATGTAATTGCCACGCCTAACGTAGCGCATCTTTTCGGTCGGTGTCTGGTACTCAAGATCAGCTATGCTGACATCTAGTGCAGACGCCGGGACGGCCACTCGCCCCTCACTATTCGGGACCAGCGTTAGCCTGTATTCACGGTTGAACCACCAGCCGACTTGCTGGAAGTCTACGTCTATCATATCGAGGATGCGCGAAGCAGCCTGTACTGACGGGTGCGTAGACGTGGTAGAACTTACACCGCCCTCTCCTACAACGGAGAGCATCTGATTTATAATGGTAGCGCGGTCCAATTTATCTCCAATGCAAAATGCCCGATCCCTTGTGAGGATCGGGCACGAATGTAGTTAGTAGCTTACACAGTCTTCTTGAAGACCGCGCCGCACACGTCGGGACGATTGACCGTAACACCGAACGCGAGGAAGCTGTCGATGAACCACTGCTTCTCTTCGCGGTTGAACCAGATGTCGCTCTGAAGCGGAATGGTTTCACCGGCCATGAACGACTTCGGATGCAGGATGACGGCAACGGCCTTAGCCTGTGCAGCCGATACATCGTAGGCGTTGCCGTTGTTGGCATTGGACAAGAAGTGTCCAGTGATAGCAGCGACAGGGATGCGCGCAGTCTTGACGATGCGTGCGCCCTTGATCTCGTAGATGATACCCTTCGCGAAGTCACCGTTACCGGCAGCGAAGTCACGCGAGATCAGCTTGTTGTGGTCGAGCAGTACATCGAACTGGGTAGGACGAACGAAGATGACCAGTTCGGTCACGTCGATCTCTTCCTCTTCCATCTCGACGATGATACCGGAGATGGCCGCAGCCAGCTTGTCGGGATCGAGTTCGTCACCAATGAGGGTCAGTTCAGTGTTCTTGCCAGCGCCGATGCTCTGCTTCGCAGCAGTACCGTCACCGAGAACCGGGGCCGCAGCAACTGCGCCCTTGATGCCCATGATGATGAAGGCCTGATCGAAGAACTTACCAAGCTCCTTACCGTGATCCTGAGCAAGCTCCATACGCGCATCGAAGTGCGTCTGAAGATCGTTCAGCATCGAACGGTTATCGCGTGCAAGCACAACCGTATCGACGGTCAGCGAGACCTTACCGAACGGGGTAGTCTCACCAGCAGGGCGAACGCCGGGGGTGAGTGACTTCAGAGTGGTACGACCAACCCTGTTATTCGAGATAGTATCAGTGCCACGAACCGGACGGATTTTCGCGTACTGCCGCATGATAGCGGACTTAGCGAACTGGCTTTCGACTTCGCCACCGTACTGTTCGAGCAGAAGGTCAACCGACACATCAGAGAGGTCGGGACCGGGAATTTCGTAAGACAATGTTTCTCCTATAGGGAATGTAAGCAGACTGATCCGCTGTATCTCCTAATAGGGAGGTACAGGGATCATCTGTGATTAGATGCCTGCCCGCTTACCTGCGATGCGGCGAGCATCTAGTGCTTTGATTGCAGCAGGGGTAGCGCGGTTATCATGAGCCAGCTTGAGTTCCTTGACGTAATCGGCACGGCTAAGAACCGTACCGACGACCGTACCCGTACTGTCACCGACCGCCAGCTTGGTAGTACCGAGGCCCTTGGTCTGCGGTGCAGCGTTGTACATGCGAAGCAACTCACGAGCACCGGCCTGAGCGCGATGTCCGCCCTCGTTCAATAGAGAACGAATGTCGTTGACCTGCGCCTTGACGGCAGGATCAGCCTTCTCCGCAGCCTGTGCCCAGTCACGAACCGTATTCCAGTTCGTCTCACCACCGAAGATTTCGTGCGTGAGTTTGACAGTGGCCTGACCTTGCGCCGACACCTTATCGAAGTGCGCAGTCACGCCGGTCATGACCAGCGTAGCCTTGGACTTACCGAGTTTGGCTTCCAAGCCTGCAACGTCGATGTCCTTCAGGTCTCCGCTGGCGAGCGCCTTGGCGAAGAAGCTGTTCGCTTCGTTCGGGCCTACGCCACTCTCCTTCAGAAGCTCGATGGCTGCGCTTGCAGCCGGGCTGTCCGTGATGACGGCGTACGACTTCAGCGGACCAGCGGCCTCTACAGCGTCAGCAGCCGCCTTGTCAGCGACCACCTTAGCGGCAGCATCTGCCTTGGCCTTCTCGACGGGATCGACGATGACAACCGTGTTGACTTCATCGTCTCCCTTCTTCTCGACCTTCGGCGGCGGGGCGTTAGCCGGTGCAGCCGGGGCCAACGGGGCCGCAGCAGCAACTGCGCTTGCGTCCAGGTTATCGACCGTGGCACCAGATGCGGCCAGAGCCTTCTCTGCGTGCGTAGGTTCGACTTTAGCCGTATCAGTACCAGTAGTCATTAAGCCTGTGCTCCTTGTTCAACTGCGGCCTTGCCTGCGGATGCAGCAACGGTCCCGGCAGCTTTAAGTTGTTCTTGCTGTGCTAGTTGCGCAGACTGTTGGGCCTGCTTTTCTTGTAGCTGTACCTGAGTGAACAGGAATTTAGCGTGCTCGACTTGTCGCTGTGTCGCCAAGTACTCTGCGAACTTCAGCGGATCGATTACCGCGCGTACCTCTTCCGGTACAGCTTCCAGCATCGCTAGATCACCTATCCACATCCGCAGGTTATCCAGTTCGCCCTGACGGGAGAGACTGTCCATACCTGTGATGATTTGCGGAGTGATGCCCTGCGACGTACCGGAGAACCCGATGTGGTCCAGAGTGATCCATGCAGTCGGACCCTGCCACTGCAACGCGAGACGCGAGTAGATACCGCCCACCGACATCTCAAGCTCATTAGCCATCATGCGGATTTCTTCTGCGGTAACACGCTCTGCATTGCGCGTCATGGTCGAGTTCAGTAGGAACGCAGATGCAATCTGCTTCTCGTACCGCTCGATCATGGTGACGATGAAGTTAGCGTCGTGGCCCTTCTCGTTCTTCACCATCGACACGTCACCTTCCTTACCGCTATGGTAAGAGCCGGGTGGCGATGCGTTCAATGCAGCCACGTCAATCATTGAGGCCGGGTTCACGAGGTACTTGATGTCACCCATGATACCAGCGAGATTGATTAGCGACTGCGTAAGAACTTCAATTGCATGGAATGCGCCAGCGTAGTCTTCAACAAGTCCGCGTCCGTAGTCCTCGCCGCGAACGAGTGTCCACGTCAGAGGTATCCACGGCAGCACCTTAGCGGGCCAGCTAGCCCCTTCTGTATCTAGCTCGATGAAGCCAGCTTCCTGCGTTGCGTAGAACTTGCCGTCGTCATGCAGCTTGATGCGAGTGAACACCGTAACGTCTGTAGTGTCCTCGTACTCGGGCTTGCTGGCGTTCTTACCAGCGCGTAGCTGTTCTTGCACGGAAGTCAGGAAGGTCTCGAATGCCTTGCTCTCGCGCGTCATGATCTCGATTACAGTACCGCTGAGATCACGTACAATGCAGTAGTCGCGTAGCGTGAATACCTGAACAGGCTTACCCTTCGGATGATACACCAGAGCGTTGCCTGTAGCGACGATCAACTGCGAGGCCAGTGTAGCCTGCGGTCGGTACGCAACCATGTCGAGGTACTCGATTGCCTCTTGTTCTGTGAGGTTCAGTTCGTTCTCGATCTTTGACTTCAGTACAGCGACTTCAGCAGGATCAGCATCACTGCCTGTAAGAACAGTGATCTTCTTCTGATGCAGTGCGCTGAGCTTCAGCCTGAAGAACGGGCCTTGTGGCCTGAACAGCGTAGTGACAACCTTGTTTGACAGATGGTTCACAGCGCGTGCGCCGATACTGTCGTTACTAAGTTGCCGCTCAGTAGTATCTTCTGAGCCGGTGAAGTTCGGCGGGAACAGGAACGGTAACGTCCAGTTAGCGTACTGCTCACTCCGCGTTTTGAAACCACTCTTCTTGGCGTCGAGTTGATCCCACCTATTCTGTAGTGTACCCTTCGGTGCGGAGGAAGCGGCCACTAGAGACCTAGCCCACCACGACCAAGACCACCAAGCGGTTTACCGGACGTACGCTTCTCAGAGAAGCCGTCGTAGGCTGGCGTAACAGACGCCGCATTCTTCTTCGCACCGTCTCCGATACGAACTTCTGCATCCGGCTCTTTAGCCTTCGTAGGCTGAATAACGGGCGGCGGCGGTGGCGGCGCGGGCGCGTCGTCACTACCACCAAATAGCGAAGCCGCGCCACCTAGCGCAGCCAATCCCAACGTAAGGGGATCACACAAATTCTTGTATCCTTTTAGTTACGGTGTTGGCTTCTCGCGTGTAGCCAAGCCGCTCGTACAGTCTCAGTGTCATCTCCGTATTTACTTGCGTAGACGTACCGGCGCGAACATGAACGCAATTTAGACGCCTAGCGGCACTCTCGAATTGACGTATCAGGCGCGGGGCCAGTAGACTGCCTCTGTATTCAGGGATGATGTAGAGCAAGAGTTCGTAGGCATTGAGTTCAGCATCGAACCAAGTACGGTTCGCAATACCAAACATGAAGCCACGAAGATCAGCGTCGATGCACCCTATGAAGTTGGGCTGCTCAATCATGGACGCGAGTGTAGTACGGACGTATCTCTCGTCGGGCTTCACCGCCTTGTAGTGCGGGCTTTCGACGTGTAGCGCGCGAAGCATTTCAATAATAGGGTCGAGGTCTTCGACCACGATAGGACGAAGCATCACTCTCCTAGTCTGACGATGGCTCCTGTAGGTGTCTCATAACGCAGCGCGGATGCATCACCTGTTACAGTGCGGTCCTGCATGGCATGATGTTTTATCCATGCGATTACCTTCTGCTCGCCCGTAGACTGCATCAGTTCATCGCGATCAAATCCCGGCGTGATGTCGAAAGGTCGGAAGGCATGACTGAGTGCCTTGATGAACTCCTTCGATACAGCGGGGACTTGTACTGATCCTAAGATCGAAGACATGGCTGTGTTATCGCCTCATGGAGACCAGCCTCACGCAGAAACACATCTAGTGCTTCCGGCATGGGCTGGCCTCGTGCGACGAACTCTATAGCCTCGTCTAACTTGTCCTCGTCGGACAATTGGTCGTAGCTCAATGTAGTTCCCTTGTATTTCCTTATATCTAATAGGGAGGGAACTAGCCGAAGAAGTACTTGCTCTGCTTTACGTCCTGTATGTCGAGCGTGCCGTACGCCGGTAACTCGGGTAGCACATGCTCTGTACCAGAGAACTGCGCAGCGAGCGCCTTCAATGGATCGTGCGTCTCGTACATCTCTACGAACGTCTCACGAATGATCTCTTGCAATCGCTCGGTGTCGGCGGCGTGCGTGCCGAAGTCGTCGTGGATGAACGCCAGCGGGGCGATGCCCTCGCGCTTGCACGCTCTAACCACGGCCCGCATGTGTGCGGCGTCCTGACTGTGAACGAGGTTAGGTGAGATCGCGTTGCGCTGTCGGTTGCGATCGATGTCTTCGGTGAAGTTACCGATGCGAAGCTGGAAGCGCCCACCTAGCTGCGTCTCGATCTTCGTCGAGTTGATAACGCGGTTGCCCTGATACACCGGGAAGCCGTCAGGAGCCTTCCATGTGATCGGCTGGTTCGCCTTGGATAAGACGCTCGCGCTTTTCTGAAGCCAACTCATGGCCTCCCTAGCGGCGACGACAACCTCTCCAATCGAAGTCCACATGAACGGCGTCAGCCAGCACGCGGCTTTGAAGTTGCCGGTGAAGTGCGTTCGATCCGTCGCCATGATGTACTCGAAAATGTACTTCGTGCAGGACTGTCGCGTTGATCCGTAGGGCAGCGTCATCACCGGGCGCTTAGGTAGCTTTCTCTCCATGGTATCGCCGCCATAAGTCTTTATGTAAGCGCACCATCCAAAAGGATCTTCAGCCGCTGCACGCACAGCGGCTGTGCACACCACTCCGACTGCGGTGTAGATGTCAGCAGGTACGTCGGCAGGAACAAGGTTCGTATGACTGCCTCCCGTTGCATCTCTAAGCATCGCAGAGAAGTGCTGAAGTCCGTTGCACGTTCCGTCGAGACCGACTGAGATGTGACTGACGAACTGTTCAACTCCGACACCGAGTGCTTCAAGCGCACATGCGTCTCGATACTCGAACAACCACGCAAGGAATTGCCACGGCTTGTCCGCGTTCGCCCACACGTCTGTATAGGACATGGGGTCGTTAGCTGCTATGATGAAGTGCTCTTTGTTTTCATCTACCCATAACACCCTGTCGGCGTAACTAATCTTATCGTTCCCGAAGCGGTTAGCTCCCAATACACGGAGCCAGTACCAGCCATTTGATCCAAGAGGCTTGCTAGTAGACGCTCGGAGTAGGCCCTTAGCAATGTCTGCTCCTTGTGGGTTAAAGCCACTTGTGGTCGGGTAAGCTCGTCCGCGACTATCGTAATACCATACGTACCAAAATCTATCGTACTTGGTGTACTCGCTCGCAAGCCGGATGACGCGGCTGATCTGGAACGCTTTGCTACGTCGCTCTTTCTCTTGGGTATGTATCTCGGCGGCTTCATGCTTCCAATCCGTAAGCTGTTCCTGTTGTGCATCATTAAGTACCGTACCTTTGGCGAACGGACTAGGCGGTATCTCCAACGGCTCTTTCGGAGGCATACCGATACGCAGGTTCGCGTGCCAGCACGCCGTCACAACGGCGAGAACCTCCGTATTCACTTCCCACGGGACTTCCTGTAGAGCGTTCAACGCTTCCATTGAGAACGCAAGGTCACCCGCCTGTACGTGCTGCCGGTGCCTCTTACCGCTTGTCTTAATCATAGGCGTAGCGTGACGAAGCTCGGGGCTGTAGTAGCCACCCTGATTTAATCCGGTCCACGGATCAGGCTCTATGATGCAAGGCATCTTATCCGGGAACAGAAACTTCGCGAACTCGTTGTGCTCGTCGATCCACTTCCTAGCGGTCTCGGTAGGCACCAACAACGTCCGCGTCTTTCCGTGTTGGTTGAACTGCCGCTTCTCGATCAGGTCGGTATTCACGAGGATGATGTCCACGAGCTTCATACCGACTTCAGCACGCTCAGCTACAGTCCACTCAATCCATTCATCGTGCATCTCATTCGCCTTGTGCGTGAGAACCCGATGCATGAACCTGTAGTCCTTCGTACCCTTGCGCTTGAAGTCCTTCTTGATCGTGTCGTAGTAGTCGCCGTGTATCTCTTGGAAGCGGGAGAACCGTACCTCGTCTTCCACCATCCTACCGATACGTGTAGCTAGGCCAGCAAGCGGTGCTTCGTGTGTGAACGAATTGAACACCGCTTGCATGGCAAGGAACATGGCCTTGTCGGGAGATGCGCGCTGCAACAGCGTCCGTATCTTCCCGTGCTTACCGGGCCTGTTAGTCTCGACGAAGGAGGTCAGCGCCTCGATGAGAGGCAGCATGAACTCCTGTAGAAGCCTCTGCGCGTAAGCTGTCTCTGCTCCGCGTCCATTATCTTCTGCTTCTTTTGTGCTACGCTCGAATGTCTCAACACCTTTGAAGACCATAGCACGTTCTAGTTCAAGCTGACTGTCAATCGTTTGCATTTTCTTTAAGCGCTTTTCTGTTCTTTCATCTTAGCGCGTTTGGTACGAGCCTTCTTGTTCGTAGCAAGTCGCTTCTCGTCCACAGTCTTGTGGAGAGGATGGTAGAGACCTGTCTGATCGGTCTCGTGTTTAATCCAATACAGGATAAGTTGCCCAAGGAAGTCCTTGTGCGCGAGTGTACGCCTAGCCCGTGTGACAAGGTTCCATATCTTGCCTTCGATGCCATTGCAGTTTCTGCATAATGCGCCGCGTATCAGTCCGCTCTTATGACTATGATCCAGACACGCAGAGATAGCCGTGATCGGCTCGGGACACAGGCAGCAGATATAGTTCTGCGCGTGCACCAGAGATTGCTTTACGATTGGTATATCTGCGGTCTTGATCCTACGACGAAGGATCATAGGAGCGGTGCTTGATGTAGTAATCAAGCCACCACTTGCGAGGACGAACGCCTATACCGTTCATCGCGCGGCGAAGCTGACGCCTTACCCGTCGTCTATCCACGTCACCACGGAACGTGAACCTAGAGTGGTTACGTTGGTTGTTTGCATCCAACCACGGAATCATAATCGCGAGGCCATTGCAATACCTCATTACGCAGCGCACCTGCGCCAATAGTCCAACACACAGTTTTCTTCATGGGCATTTTCGCGCATCCATAGTAGTTTCCCTTCGGATGCGAAGGCTTGTCCCCATGGAACCGTCTCTCCGGTTGTATGATGCTTGAACCCGGTTGTTTCGCCGTATCTTTTGTACAGCCCCTTGGTGGTGAAGAAAGCTGTGCGTGCATCCTGCATCATGTCGAGGATCAGGATCGCAGTGACGGGGCCGCATAGACCTTCCTTGCGAGCAGAGAGTTTAGCCCGCGCCTTGTCACGCTTCTCTTCAGATGCTTCCGCGTCAGCGACGACATCGAGCGCCTTCGTGATCTCCTGCGTCGGCTTGATGAAGTTCATGACGTGACCGGGGATGGCCGGTAGACCGCTGATGTTGTCGGCGGTGTCGCCAATGAGCATCTGCGCCCAAAAGAACTTCTGACCGAAGCCCTTCAACTGCTTGACCACTGTACCGCCAGCCGTCCGTCGCTCGACGAGTTCAACGTGTCCGAACTCGTCATCGAACTCAGTACCGCTGATGGCACCAGTATCCCAGTCGAGTTGTAGACCGGGCACCATACGCAAATCCTTATCCTTGGATGCGATGATGCTCAGATGTCCCTCACCCCGCTTGAGTGCGGCGTATTGAGAAGACGACATGCCATCATCCGCTTCACAGAACTGATGTAGAGTTCCCGCGTAGCGTTTAACCAACCACTCGCGCATGATGCCAAGGTACTTCGGCTTAGGCTTGTCTTCGCGGTTGCCTTGGTACGGCTTGAGCAGAGCCTGCTCGTAACGCCCACCCTTGTTTGATGTAGACGGAGTAAGATGCAGATGAACATGTTCAGCAGCAGCAAGGCCACGAATTGCTTCAACAGCCACTTCTGCATTGTGTTTCATGTCCTCGTAGGTCTTGTCGTCGGAGCCGTCTGCCTTCTCGGCAGTAACTTGGTACGCAAGGAAGTCCGCGTCGATGTGCACGGTTCGTCCCGGCACCTGAGCGGGGTAGTCAACGGTCTCAGCGTCGTGAGCTAAGCCCGCGAGGTCGATCCCTTGGATATTCATGCTTCCTCGTAGGTTGCTGCAAATACATCCGGCTTGCACGGATACAGTTCGCCTTTAACGCCGTGAATGATCCAGTCACCAAGATCACCGCGCATACGGCCTTCAAGAGTGTAGATGAACACGCACCGTTGTCGTGGATCGTAGATCAGTCCCGGAATGTGCGTAGGGTTAGGGTGGTTGTCGTCAAAGGTTGCGTCCGTTATCTGCACGGCTTGGATGACGATGGGCTTCTTACGGAAGTTCTTCATTAGACAAGCCCGAGAGCAGCCAGCGCGTCGTCAGCAGCGCCCTTAGCGGGCTTCGCAGCCTTCGCGGCAGCAGGCTTATCAGCGGGCTTCGCTGCGGATTTGGGCTTGGCCGCAACAGGCTTCTCAGCCTTGATGTTCTCTACCTCGTCCTGAGTAACGATGTCGGGGTCGGTCTCTTCAGTCGGTAGATCAGCCACGCCACCGAGCAGCGCGGCGAGCGGCGAGCCTTCGTAGTTCTTCGCGGACAGGATCGTCTCCTGAAGCCAGTTCTTACTCACCTGTTCGGTAGCTCCACCGTCGAGCTTGCGCTCACGGGTGCCGTCGATGAACAGGCTATCCCAGGTTTCCTGCGTCGGGTTCGACCAGAGGAACAGCCGGATCGGGCTGAGTGCTTCCTGCACCGGAACCAGCGTCTTCGTGTCTTCCAGCGGATCGACAATGAACGGCGCACTGATGCCGTACACACCGTCGCTGTCGAGGTTCACGTAGGTAACGTCCTTGCCGTCAACCTTCACCACGTTGTGGTACACAGTGATGATGAACGCTTCACCGAGGCACTGCGCGAGATGCTTGGTCTCGTCACGTCCGTAGGACATGGCGTTGAACAGCTTCTTGAACTTCGCCTTGTCGCTCAGCTTCTTCGCGATGCTGATCGACACGCGGTCAGCACGAACGCGCTTCTCGCCTTCGACTTCGTACTCGTGGATGTTCTTCTTCGGGTGCAGCAACTCGAACGTCAACCGTACACGATCTGCGTCAGGCTTCTTCTTGCCAGCGTAGTCGGGCTGCGGGTGCTTCCCGGTCTCGATGTACTCGATGAAGCGACCGATGGTGCGTCCGGCGGGGATCGGTTCGTTAGTGAAGGTACTCGTCTCAACGACGGTCTGATCTTCGCTAGCAGCAGCCATCGCTGCGAGTTCGGCAATGCTCAGTGGCTTGGTCATGTTAGTCCTTTGTGTTGGGCGCAATGCCCGTTGGTGGATTAGGTTATGGAACGTAGCGAGTAGCGTCGTCGTCCTGTCTCGGCGTGCCGTCTGCGTGACGAGTACACGCCACGTTCGCCCACATACCGACTTCGCGCAGCTTGCGAAGCAGGTACGTCTTGTCCGCGCCCGCAGGCACGTTAGCTTCAAGACACGACGCGCAGTCGGCCACTGCTTGACGGCAGATAGCCATGTCGTTGATCTGAGCATCTGTAGGCTTCAGGTATTCAAACGTCGAAGAGTGCATTAAGCAGCTTCTTTCCAGTGATGTAATTTGTTCATGTTCGGCCCGTACTCAACTTCAACCGGGAACGGTACAGTGATGTTCATCCCGTAGCGTTCGTTGTAGAACTCCGGGATGCTCTCAAGGATGCGCTTGGTATCAGCAGCGACTTGATCGCGTACTGACTTATGTGCGTCGGTCCATTCGCAATCGTGAACGGTGTTCACTAGGAAGGCCAAGCCGCCGTAGTTGTCGTTTGCAACGAAGTGTCTCCACAACCTACCAAGCATGCACTCGACGAACTCGCCGCCTGTGCCCTGCGTAGGATAGTTCTTCATCTCGGGAGGATTGAAAGTGTCAGTCTTCCCGCGTCGTCTAGCGTACTCAGGAGCATCGTAGCTGCGCCATGTGTACATAGTTCCTGTAGGAGCTTGCCAATAACCTCGTCGGTAGGTCTTCCATGATCCATCAGCAGCGAGAGCGTGAAATGGCTCTGCTGATTTGATGACTGCGGTTTCGACGCTGGCATTAAAGATAACAATACCGGGATAGAGTTCGTCTTCGGCTTGTATGAGCGCTTGCGTCTCTTCAAGGGTCATCCCCGTTTCTTCTGCGATGGTAGGAGCGCCTGCACCGTAGGCTCGCTGGAACGAAAATATCTTGCACTTCGTTCTCTCGACTTTACCTGATGCGTACTCTGGATGGTCTTCGTTCTTGCACCAGTCCAGAGCGTACTCGTATGTAACTTCCGGCCGAGACTTCGCGAACTTCGCGGCAACACGTTTGCAATGGAAGTCAATCATGTTACGCAAGTCTTCGCATAGCTGCGCGTCACCGCTCAGCACACCTTGCACAACGACTTCAAGCTGGCTGTAGTCAGCCTCGATCATGCAACCGTCGTCACCGAAGCGACTGACGAACATCTGCTTCACTTCCGACTTATCGCCGCGAGGAAAGTTCTGCCCGTTGGGATCGCTGGATGACAGTCGGCCTGTGACCGTACTCGTGTGGTTAAGCTTATGGTGGACCATGTGATCGCGCGTCTGAACGCACGTCAGCATTCCAGTCCACTCTTTCTTCTTCTCGTCGTAGCGCGCGTAGTAAGTACCGATCTCCTTATCCAGCTTCTGCTTCTTACGCAGCGCCTTCAGGAACGGTATGTTACGAAGGCCGAGTTCAACGATGATGTCGCCGCTCGTGCTGTATATCGGGGCACCGAGACCGTCAGTGTTCTTGGTAGCCCAGTCTTCATTCGCTGTCGTGACGCCGGGGAACGTGTACAGGAAGTCCTGAAACTTCACCTTCAGTTCACCGGGCACGTCTACCTTGCGGAACTTGCCCTCGCCCTTCTTCTTACCGGACAGGTATTTATCCTGTGCGTGACCGTGCGTCTCCCACATCTTCGTGGTGTTGTTGTAGTCGGAGCTAGCGGAGTGCGGATCGAACGGATCGCCCTCGTACATCGGCCAGTCAGCCGTAGCCTTCAGCCGTGCAAGATCACCAGTAGCTTCGTCGATGTACGTGGTCTGTAGCTGGTACTTCACGGTGCCGCCGAATATGATGCAGCTTGCGTGTATGCGGCTTCCCCAGTTGAACACGAACGGAAGGTCAGCCGGGACGTACCCGTTCAACTCTTCGTCCTGTGCAGCAAGGTCCGCGTTCAGTACCTTGAGCCGTGCACCGGATTGCTTCACGTCAACCTTGAGACCGTTGAACTCCATCTCTGTTGTAGCGCAGAGACCGTCCATACGATCTTGGATCATCTTGATCTGACCCTGCGCTACGGCCTTCTGTATCTGACCGAGGAAAACCAACTCAGTGTTCCTGATGTCTCCCCCGTTACGTTCTTCTTCAGGCGTACCTACCAAGTAGTCGATCAGCAAGTCTTCCGGTATCTCACTCGTCTTTACCCCGGCTTCCCATAAAGCCTTAACCTCGTCGATCTTAGCAGTGCCACCATACTTCGGGGCTGTATCCGTTAGAGCAACCATGTGCGCGTCGGGATGCTGCGCTCTCAGCAAGTACTCCGCGTACTGACAACACCATACGCGACCGCCACGCTTGTAGAATGCTTTGAGGCTTTCGTTCCCCTGCACCATCTCCCATAGCAAGTCGAACTTGATGTTGAAGCCAACGAGCATCGTCACGTTGTCTTCGATCACGAGCGTAGTAGTCCGGTCGTGTGTCGGGTGGTACGTCCATTGACATATAGTGTCCCCTTGGTTCTTCCATCCGCGTGCAACTACCCAGTTGCGTTCATCGAACGGAGACGCTTTCCGTTTGTAGCTCTGGTGCGTCTCCGTCTCTAAGTCGAAGACCTTGTACACTTAGCGGTACATCTCCTGCGCTTGATGGCTACGCTCCTGACAGTCACCGCAGCGACCGTCCTCGTCCATCGTATCGGAGTGCACTACATCTGAGCATCGTATGCACTCAAGTTCAAAGTCAGGTTCAGGCGTAGCGTACTTAGCGGCAAGCGTATCCTCACGCTCACATACCAAGCAGTGGTCGTCAGCGTCCGGGAAGTGCTTACAGTTCGACTTCGACAACATTCGTGATATCCCTCACTCTCATGGGCCACGGGTACTTCGCTTGTAGCTTGATGAACTGCTTAAGGGACGCCTCGTGTCCCCAATCGGTACGCAGCAACGTGATCTGCTTGTCCTTGTAGTCAGCACGGAAGTCGTCCGTAACGCTGATACCGTTCAGATCGATACCTGCCTTGCAGATACCTAGATTGAACCGGCTCGTTACTTCCTCGACGGATACTGCTATGTGTTCCTTCAGGCCGATCAGGTTGATAGTCTGCGTCGGTAATCCGAACTTGAAGTGTTCAAGAAGCGTGAACTCGTTCTGCCGAACGATGCTCTGATGCACGTACCGAGGGTCCACTTCATCTACATGAGTGTTGATCGGTCCGTTAACGTCCACGTCCCCAAGATGCCCCTGTACGAAGTTGTATCCTCGCTCAGACATATACAGGTCAACATCACGTATAGGCTTGTCGCAGATGGTGTCTCTGGCGTAGCCCCCGCAGATAACTGCGGGGACGCCCTGTGCACTCAGGAACTTCAGTAGCTCCTGCGCAGCAGCAATGCGCTGCTTCATCCGAGCCAACTATCGGGGATCATCCAGCGGGTGTGCTCTGTCCATTCACGATGTTGAACCGACCAGCTTGATAGAGCGATATAGTCAGCATCAAGCGTATAGATGATATGATACTTGTGCACGCTCTACTCCCAAGGAAACCTGAACTCGGGAAGGGCTTCCGCAACAGGAGCCACAGGGGCGGGCCGTGGCCTCGCCTTCTTCACGACCGGCTTAGCCACCGGCTTCTTGATCGCCTTCACCACGGGCTGCGGCTGCACCGTCTCGACTGGTACAGGAGCAGGAACAGGCTTCGGCGCAAATAGACTGAACGCGCCCATGGTCAGCCACACGAGGCCGAGTATTGCGGCCAGTATGTAGAAAATTCGCTTCGTCATGTTGTGATCCCTAAATGTCTACCATGCGTATGCACGGCGCTATGTCGTTAACCTGTAGCTTCACGCATGCCTCCATAGGCTCATGCGGACGCCAAGGCCCTTCGCCATAAGGGTCTGCAAATGTGCAAACCGCAGCGAACAGAAAGATGATTGCTTTCACTGTTATCCCTTGTCGGGTTTACTGATGATCCAGTCTTCAATTTCGTATTCGGGCCACTCGAACTCTTCGTAGGACCACATCTCTTCGATGAGGTTTCGCCGTCTCCTACGTATGCGAGTTAGCCGTGGTCGCCTTAGCGACCGAAGCAACGACCAGCGCCACCGCACTCATTGATGTCGTCGCACTTACCGCATGTCGTGAACTTCTTCGGATACAGGCAAGCACCTGTGCGCTTACAGCCGTACTCAGTCTTGCATTGCAAGCACTCTTCAAGCGGTGCCTTGCTGTACAGCACCTTCTCAAGCGGAGTGATCTCCGTGATGACCCGCGCAGGAGGTAGCACCGGAATATCCCGGCCAAGTCGCGGAGTAACGTCGATGTTCAAACCATTCGCACGCGCCAGTGCATCCTGCTTCAGACGCTCAAAATGCGCAGCATCTTCAGGAGTGTTACGCGCAGACGCCGGTTCGTTCGCAGCGTCAGCCCATGACTGATCCTTGACATCCTGTAAACCGCGCTCAGCCTCTTCCTCGATAAGCACAAGCTCAAGAGTAGCCAGTGCATTCCATGCACGGTGCGCTCGATGCTTCTGCTTGCTCTCGGGACAGTTCTCTTCTCCGCGTGCGCCATCCAGTTGATGTCTGCCCAGTGCGTTCTCGTATCGGTTGATACCATCCTCTACGTCGCGCCAGCCGCCCCACTTACCGTACTTGTCGAAGCCGAACTGAGACACGTTAGCTACAGCAGCGATAGCTCGTGGGAAGTATTGCATGAAGCCCTGCATGATCGGTGCCTTGCCCGTGTCGAGCTTCATCTTGCTTAGATCAGGTTTCACCACTTAATCAATTCCTGTTCAGGGAAGTAGCGAATAAAGAAGTCAGTGAACTCTGCGCGTACTTCGCGCCAAGTCTGCTCATTTATTGCAATCCCGAGGGGTTGTGCGTTGCCGTCATAAGTCCACTTGTCTTCTTTCCAGTTATCGTAGCCCCACGTCGCAATGCGTTCGTCCTGTCGGATCGCAATGTCGTAGTGCTTGATCTCTGTGAGAAGTTCGTAGGGAACTCCGAGCGTATCGAAGATCACTCGCTGCGCGGCCTTCTCGCGCTTCTTGTATTCTGGCATCTGCCATTTGATCGGTGACGCTAAATCGTTGAAGCATCCCTCTGACCAATCGTGGATCAGTGCAGCCTGCCTTAGATGCGGTGGCACAACTTCAGCCATACGTAGAGAATGCTGACCTACTGAAATTGGAAACGGTGTGTGCCCAGTGTAGCGGTTCAGATTACAGATGGCGTGAATGAAGTTATGCGGGCGCACGTCATCCGGCTGTAGGTTGAACACGTCAACCATACGACCGTCGAACATGCGAATGATAGCTTTATCCAATGCGTTCCTTAGAAGGTGACGCTAGCGGTGATGACCGCTGCGGCCAGCCAGTATACCGCGCGTCTCCAATCGTCAGCCAGCACGTAGCCTACTGACGATCCTAGAGACAACACGATCATTGCTGATGGCAGTAAGTTCTGAGGCTGCACTACGCAGCCGATTGAGTAGCACCCATCACGCCTAGCCAGTTGGCTTGCGTCTTCGGGGCCTTGTCTACGTAGATGTCCCAGTGTGCCGTCTGCCCGTGCTTCTCATGCACGAACCACAGCGGCTGCGTAGGACGATCAGGTTTCGCGCCGAGTGCGTTCTTCACGTACTCGCAATAGCCCTTGATAGAGCCTGCCATTGTTGAACGCGGTAGCCAGAGACGCTGGTGGTAATGACCGAGCAGCATCTTGTCGAACGGTGTACCCTGCGAAGAATACGTACCGGACTTCTTTACTTCGCCTCGCATGACAGGCCCGATGGCACCGATGATGCCGTCTCCGCCGCCAACTCCGAGCATGTCGCCATGTAGTAGCAAGTACCGTTGTCCAAACACCCGGTACAGGACTTCATTGGATGGTCGTACGTCGAACTGAATGCGCTTATCGTCAGCGAAGTGACGAATGAGCATCTGGTAGATCAGCCAGTCGTAGTTCTTACGGTAGTATCGTTTGAACTCCGGTCGATGTGTGGTGCGTCCGTGGTTGCCGGGGACACAGGGGACGTACACTCTGCCGAATTTATCTGCAAAGCGAGCGATGCCGCCAGCAATCCATTCGACCGCTTTGAGCGCAGCCGGGATAGCTTCCAACTCGTCGGTAGCCACGAGTTCTGGATGTAGTCCGCCACTAACAAGGTCTCCTGTGAGGTTGATGACGATGCCGGGATAGACACCTGTATGGTTCTCGACGCACAGCTTCTCCGTGACGCTGTACAGACGCTCGACACGCTCTCGTGCCACGGCCATGTTGTACTCGTTCACGCCGTTCACTTCAGCCTTCGTGACCGTCTCACCTAGATGCCAATCGGCCCACATAGTCACCGGCACTTCAGGCGTAGCCTTGTGTCGTGATCGCGGCTCAGCCTTGTTCACCCATGCAGGTATAACCTTGCGTGTGTTCACGATACCGCCGAGCGCGTCGCTGATAACGTCGTTGCTGTTGCTGTCGCGCAGCGCCCGCTTCAGTTCTTTGGTCAGCTTACTGACCTGATCCGTAAGCAGGATGATGCGCTTGGCTTCGTTGGTAGCTACAGGACGCTTACTCACGCCGCGATGCGCCACACGGTAGCAGACAGTCCGGATGCGTTCTTACGCCGCTTGTCTCCACGATAGATTTTGCCTGCCTTATGCAACTCGGACATGCGCGGTCTAGCGAACAGGACTTTGTAGTTCAAACTGAACGCTACTTCATCGGCAGTCAGACCGTGATAGTTGGTGTACAGTAGGTCGAGTATAAGTTCGTGCGCCGGATTGATTTTCGGCTCAACAGTCTTCAGTGCTTCCACTGACGTATTATGTTCCAACTTCTATGTCCTTGTAGCGTGCCCGTGTACCGTCGAAGATGACTTCAGCGCGCGGATCGCTAGCGCCGTCCGGTCGTCTCAACTTGTTCTTGGGCAGTCCGATGAAGCGTGAACCGACGAGGCCAATGTCATTGGACGCGCCGATCATGATTTGAAAGTCGCAAGCGCCTTGCTTGCCGGTCTTGCTATCCTTGAGCATACCTAGCGTAGGGAATTGCAGCCCGTCACCGTCGTTGCTGATCTGACTGGTAGCCAGCCCGATGCAATCGTACTTGACGCTGCGCTCTCTCGCCCAAATGTACATCTGCTCTAGCACTAGATCAGTACGAGCTTGATCTCCGAAGCCTTTGATGTGGTCGATCATGTCGTACACGATGATGCCCGGATTGCTATCTTCGATGATGCTCTCGACTTGCCCGGTGGCGAAGCCGTGGATGTCAACGATGCGTATCTTGTCTATCCTGCCACCGACTGCATCTCTGTACTGATCGACGAGGACGCCTTCTGTGTGGCGCTCCTTCATGTCGTGCATGGAGAGGTTCAGTGCCGATTGATAAAGACGCGGGATGATACGCTTGCCCGGCCCTTCGTTATTCAGCCATAGTATGTTCCGATCTGGCGGTAGCTGCGGGGCCATGTGCGTTACCTCGCTCGATATGAACGAGGTCTTACCCTTGTCAGGTCGTCCCGCGATGATACCGAAGTCACCGGGTCGAAGCCGACGCATAGAAGTGTTCAGACAATCGAGACGCCACGACACACCGGCGTCGTTGAACTCGTCTTGCAAGAGTTCACCAATCGGTGTGTCGATGTAGCGTACCTCTCGTCGGCCTGTACGATTTCTGAAGTCGTCCATCGTAGTGCTGACGGCGTGCCAAGCATCGCCAAGGTCTCCCGCTTGGAATTGCTCAGCGAGGTTAGCTAGCCTAGTCATCATCTCTAGCTCAGATAGCTCAGCCAGAATGTTGCGTCTCTGATCTTCGTCAGGTTCAGCAACCGTATTGAGTAGCATGGCGCGGAAGCTGTTGAACTTCTCTTCGCTCATCTTTGGATGCCACGCTTTGAAGCGCGGCAGGAACGTGGTCATGTCCACGGCGTTATGCGTAGGAAACTTCTCGAAGTATTTTCCGAAGTCTTCGATGATCGCGACCGCTTGTGGATCGAGGTTCGAGTTCGGTATCATGTCCTTCAGTTTATAGAAGTCACTCCTACGGCGCATAATCCGCAGTAGGATAACGTCGATCATTTCTGTAGCCGTTCCACAATCTGAGCGCAGCTATCCGCGTTCTGTTCATTAGCCCAGTAGGCGCGGTCTTCTCCGCCTGTAGGCCGATTGCGGAAGTAGTTCTGTGCTTCCGTTAGGAAGAGGATCATCTCTCTGTCATTCAGTTTCCTGAACAAGTATTCTCCTTATCTCCCGGTTGCTGTAGTACTTCGGGTCTCGTTGCGTCTTAATTCGGACAACGACCTTGCCTTGTAACGATAACCGACGATGTAGTTTGGACTGCGCGTCTCGTCCCGGTCGGTCGGGATCAAGCCACACGGCAATCGTGTTGCAGCCTTCTGTGATCGCCAGTTGCTCTGCATTCGCGCTTGTGCCCATAAGGGCCACCGCTCGACGAACGAGACGGCCCACACGAACTGCCGATAGTATGTCTTCTGTGATGACCAAATCCGGTCCACTACCTTCAGGCCAATCTTCCGTGGCAGGCAGTGCAGTAGCAGGGTCAGCGGTAAAAACCGCATTGGCAGCAGATTGCATTCGTTCGATGTACTTCGGCTTTGCTCCGATTGTGCTTCTAGCCGTGAAACCAACAAGGCTTCCTTCTGTATAGACCGGCAGTACAACGCGACGGAGCGACATAGAGTAACCGAAGCCATAGTGTCGTGCCACCGCTGCGCTAATACCTGCACGATATAACCAAGTTGCCTCATTGGGCGGTATCTCCGTTGTGAAGTCTCTGGGAAGTCGAACGTGCGCCTCTTGCAACAAGGCGAACTCGTCTCGACGACGGCGCAACATATCAATGCTGAAGTCGCCGTGAGCAACGAAGCCACGAGGCCCGCACCTGAAACAGTAGGCACGGTATCCCTTGTCATCGTTGCTCACCATTAGAGACTTGTCTTGTGAGCAGCATTCGATCCGTATACGCCGACCGGCTTGTAGTGTCTTGGCCGTTGGCAACCATACTGGATCGTCGGCCATTACTCGTACAGGAACGCTAGACGCTTATTCTTTTCGCGCTCGCTGCGGCCCATGTCCTGTAAGCTGATCCTATCAGGAGCTTCAAGGTCCATGATGTCTTCGCCGGATGTCGGCTCGTTTAACATAGCCTCTATGATCGCGGTCTTCTTAGCCTCGACGGTCGGATGGTAACGCTCTCCGGGAAAGAAGTTATCCATCATTACGGTCTCTGCGCTGAAGGTCTCGTCGAAGTCTTTCTTGATAATACCCATGGTGTCTCCATTAACGCCTGAATGCGTTCGCTAAGGCTTTGATGCCGATGACGCCCGCAGTCAGTCCGAAGAATGACAACAGGATAGCGCCCTCCCACTGATCGAACGGGGCGGGGAAACGATTGACCTTCCATCCGAGCTTGAAGCACGTATCAAGTCCGACGAGGTTAACATGCACAACGAACGGAAGTGCGATCAAGAACGTCATGACACGCATCTCGGTAAAGCCTGAAGTAGCCTGACGGTTAGCCGACATCGCAGCTAGCTGCTGCGCTGCCCATGCGGCGTTCGTACGCTCGCTCTCGATGGCGCTGTCTTTGCCCTTGGCGTACATATCCGTAAGCATTGTAAAGCCGCCGCCCATGAACCACTTCAGCGCACCACTAACCAGCCACATCAGCAGCCTCCTGACGCGCCTGATACTTTCCGTAGAAATGCCAGCCTACAGCACCGATCACTACAGCCGCCGTAAACACGACCGCAATAGTAGTACCGTAGTTCTGGAACATGCTGATGATCGGGTAGAGACTATCAAGCGTGCTAGACGTATCGGTAGTTGCTTCGTTCACAACAGCGCCAGTACCGGCTACACTGCCAGCGGCGATGATGACTTTGTTTTTCGTGGACATGCCGGGCTTACCGCCCATATCCTTAGCGATGTCCGGGCGTAGCTTACACAGCGCCTTTAGCACAGTCATGGTGCCGATCTGCGGATCGTCGAAGTTTCGATCCCACACATGGTCCGCAACGTACTTTCCACGCTGCTCATGATTGCTACCAGCCCACACGTAAGCCGAGTTGACGCCCTTGCCGACGTATCCGAGACCGTTGAACAGTTCGGAGACATACCCCATTAGAGCCGGACACCACTGCCCCGTGTACTTCTGTAGCTTCTTCAGCTTCAGAGCGTGATTGGCCGCAGCCGTCCATGATGCGAACGGACCCATACCTTTAGGTACGAGACGTGTCTTGCGACCTGTACCGATGATCTTCTCGCCGTTGTGTAGCACGCCCTTGAAGTCGCAACCGCTCTCGCGCATGTGCAGAGCGCCGACGAAATACCACGGCACTCCCGTAGCGGCTTCGACGACACGGTACTGTTCTTCTCCTGCAATGATCTTGTTGGCGAAGAAGTTCGCGTTGGCAGCATCCTTGCCTCCCTTGACACTGATGCTGCCCCACATTTTAGCGTACCCTGCTTGGGTAGCTTCGTAAGTCCACTTAGCCATTGTTCTCCTAGTACCTGTCCCTTGCCAGTACAGTATCTGCACCGTTCTTGACGTAGGACTTGATGAACTTGTTCATGTCTGAAGGATGGTGTCCGAACTTATCGGCGTACTCATTCTGTACGTTGACCATCCCGTTGATTATCCCAATCCACTTTACTGTCTCCGGCGACCACGAGTGCTTGTTCAGCACGTCAGTCACCATCAACTGAAATTCGTTACCGGTCTTGGACATAGCGCGATACGCGCGCCAAGCCTCGAACTCATAGTATGTACCCCAGTCACCGAACACAGTGCAGTCCTCACTCTCGTCTTCCGAGAGAACGGGCACACAGCGGGTACGCTTGTAGTAAGCGCGGTCATCGTCGCAGTCTTGGACGATGTGCAGCAGCGGCACTACGCCGTCATTGTGAAGCTCATTGATGAAGGTATCGAAGCCGCTGTTGATAGCAGTCGCGTTGTTCATTGTGCTCTTTCATTAGCTCGCCGCACGAGCCGCTTGCTGTTGGGTACATGGTCATAGCCACCTCACTCCTGTTACTGTAAGCGCCATAGAAAAAGGGCGGTCATCGCTGACCGCCCTCTCTGCAAAACCCTGTTTAGAAATTTAGTTTCTTGTCGAGTAGTCTAATGACTACTTCGTCGGCTTCGCGTCAGTACGGAAAACCTGCATACCGGCGAACTTGCCAGCAGCATCGTTCACCGAACGGGACACGAAGTACTTGCCTTCGTCAGAACCCTGACGATTAGCCTGTGTAGTCGCGCTCTGTACCGAACGACGCAGCTTGTCTGCATCGACGCCGGGTTGCAGCTTGACAGTGAAGCTGGCGATCTTGGGCTTGCCCTTGTTCGCGCCATCCGTCCACACAGCGGGAGCAGGAAGCTGAGCGAACTTGTACTTCGATCCTTCCGCCTTACGCTTTGCAGTCGGGATGAACTCGACGAAACCGAACTCGATTTCCCCCACTTCAACTTCATCACTCGCCGTAGCCTCGATCGGAGCAACCGGAGGTGCCACAACGGCAGTCGCGGTCTTGGTCTCAGGCAGGCCCAAGTCGGCCAACGGGTCTTCGTTCACTGTGCTCACGTTCTTCTTGTCCTTGGCTGGTGCCTTAGCCACAGACTTCTTCGCTGCTGCCAC